GGTCAATGGAAAACTAGCAGAGCAGAATACCAAAGAGGAATGATGGATGCGGTCAATGATCGCAGATTAGAACGAATCGTCATTATGAGTTCGTCACAGGTTGGCAAGACTGAGATGATTAATAACATTATTGGTTATCACATTGCCCACGATCCAGCACCTATGCTTGTAGTCATGCCAACTTTAGAAATGGCTAGATCATGGAGTACCCAAAGATTTTCAAAAATGATCGCTGCTTCTGAATCTTTAAAGCACAAGATCAAAGACTCTAAAGCTAGAGATTCAGGAAACACAATATTATCTAAATCCTTTGCTGGTGGTTTCGTTGTAATGACTGGATCAAACTCACCAGCTTCATTAGCATCCAGACCATGTAGGATTGTTCTGCTTGATGAGGTTGATCGTTACGAAACAACAAGTGAAGGTGACGCTGTATCACTTGCAACTAAAAGAACAGCAACATTTGCCAATCGTAAAATCATAATGACATCAACGCCAACGATAGATGGTGCATCAAGAATACAAGATGCATGGGAAGAATCAGATAAAAGATATTTCCATGTTCCTTGTCCGCATTGCAAAGAGAAACAAAAACTAGAATGGGCAAATGTAAAATGGGATGAAGCAAAAGATGCACACATGGTCTGCATACATTGCGGATCAGTCATAGAAGAAAAAGATAAAATCTGGATGATCAGAAATGGTAAATGGATTGCAGAAGAAGAAACCTACAAGACTGCTGGTTTTCATCTTAATGAACTGTACTCAGTTTGGCGATCTTGGTCAGAAGTCGTTGAATCATTTCTCAATGCAAAAGAACATCCAGATCAGTTAAGAGTTTTTGTAAATACTTCACTTGGTCAGGTTTGGCAATCAGATGCAGAAGAAATAGAAAGTGATTCGTTACTTAATCGCAGAGAAAACTACGATGCACAATCTATACCCGAACCAGTTGTCTTGCTGACTTGCGGTATTGATGTGCAGTCAGATCGGATCGAGTCACAAGTTATCGGTTGGTCGGCTGAAAATCAGATGTATGTCGTGGATTATCAAATCATGTTTGGTGATCCAAACCAATTACAAGTCTGGAACGAACTAGATGAATATTTGAAATCGTCATTCAAAACAGAAGATGGCAGAACCATAAAAATATCTATCACTTGTATTGACTCAGGTTATGCAACTCAAAATGTTTATGCTTTCTGTAAACAACGACAAGGCAGAAGAATCTTTGCAATCAAAGGGCAGAGTCAACATGGTAAACCAATTGCCAATAGACCAACACAATCAGGTAAGCAAAGAGTGCAACTTTTCCCAGTAGGTACAGATTCCGCAAAAGACACTTTATTTTCATGGCTCAATATTGACGAAGTTAAATCTGGTTATATTCATTTTCCAGCAGATGTTGATGAAGAATATTTTCGACAGCTAACAGCAGAGAAAAGAATCATTAAATATTATAAAGGACAAAAGCGAATGGAATGGAAACAGATCAGAGAAAGAAATGAAGTCTTAGATACTTGGGTTTATAACATCGCTGGTTTTTATATCTTGAACCCTGATTTAGAAAGTTTAAAAAACAAAGCTACAGATCAAAAACCAATACAGAAAAAAAGAAAACTGAACAGAAACAGAAGAAATCCAAACTGGGTCAATTCTTGGAGATAAAAAAAAGCCACCTATATAGGTGGCTTTTAGAAAAATAATTGATTATTCGGTTTCGTTTATTAAGTGTGCATAAACTTTTTTTATTAACTTCATATTGAAATCAAGTTCTTTTTGGAATTCTCCATCAAATTTAGAGTTAGCTTTTTCTATTTTGTTTCTTTGAGAATAAAGCGAGTCTAAGATGTGATTCATTTCTAAGTTGTTTAAGTTTTCCATTGTTTTCTCCTTGTTAAGTTCAACCATCATTGGCTACAGTTATTATTATACTTATTTTCTAAATTGTTGCAAGTAAAAGTTACACTTTATTTAAAGTTTTTTTTACCTAAAGATTTATTGCTTTTTGATTTATAATAGTCATTAAAAATCTATTTCTTATGGCAAATCAATTTGATCGTAGCAATTACCCTACACAAGAACCAGATGAATTAGTGATAGGTGATCGCTGGGTATGGCGAAGGGATGATCTTGTTTCAGATTATCCATTAGCTTCTTATGCACTCAGTTATGAATTTCACGAAGATTCTGGTGGTGGCGGTTCACATAAATTCACAATAGCTGCTACAGAAGCAGATGATTCATATTTAGTTGAAATAGCTTCAAGCACAACTGCATCTTTAGCAGATGGTGATTTTATCTGGTATGCATTTATCACTAGATCATCTGATAATGAAAGAGTAGCAATTGACGAAGGCAGAACAACCATTGTTAAAAACTTTGCAAATACAAATGCAGACTTACGAAGTCATGCAAAGAAAGTTTTAGATGCAATTGAAGCAGTCATAGAAAATAGAGCAACTGTAGATCAATCATCTTTTTCTATTGCTGGAAGATCATTATCCAGAATGTCTGTAGATGAATTACTGACTTTGAAAAATAGATACAAGGCTGAATATTTGAAAGAAATAAAAGAAGCAAGAATCAAAAATAAACAAAGATCAGGCAACACAATTGGAGTTAAATTCTAATGGCTTGGTACGATAGATTCAGAAGAAGAACAAAAAAAAGAAACTTTCCTAGAACTAGGAAATATCAAGGTGCAAGCACAGGAAGATTATTTTCTGACTTCATGCAAACATCTACATCTGCTGATGCAGAAATCAAAGATCAACTTAGACTGCTAAGAGATAGATCAAGAGATTTAGCAAGGAATGATTCTTATGTTCAAAGATATTTAAATCTTATGCAAAGCAACATTGTTGGTTCTAATGGCATAAGACTTTCAATGAAAGCAAGAAACGATGATGGTTCTTTAGATTTAGTTGCAAACAGAATCATAGAACAGCAATGGAGAAATTGGTGCAAGCTAGGTAGTTGCACAACTAATGGCAGACTTTCATTTATTGATTGTCAAAAATTATTTGTTGAATCATTAGCTAGAGATGGCGAAGTTCTTGTTCGTCATGTCAAATCAAGGGATTCTGAATTTGGTTACAAAATAGAATTTTTAGAAGCAGATCATTTAGATGAAAAGAAAAATGAAGATGCAAAAAATAATGGCAACAAAATTAAAATGGGTGTTGAAGTTAATTCAAATCAAAAACCTATAGCCTACTATCTATATAAGAATCATCCTTTTGATAACACTTATGAACATACACAAAAACACATAAGAGTAAGTGCTGATGAATTAATTCATGCTTACATTCCGCAAAGACCAGAGCAAAACAGAGGAGTACCATTTACTGCTTCTGCAATGGCAAACATCAAATTATTAAATGGTTATCTTGAAGCAGAAATTGTGGCAGCTAGAACTGCTGCAAGTAAGATGGGATTCTTTGTTTCACAGGATGGTGATCAATATGTTGGTGATGGCGAAGATGAAGAATATGTACCAATAATGAACGCTGAAGCTGGTACATTTGAACAATTACCTAGTGGCATGGATTTCAAAGAATTTGATCCATCGCATCCAACATCTGCTTTTGAATCTTTTTCAACTCAGGTTCTTAGAAGCATAGCATCAGGATTGAATATTTCTTACCATGCTTTAACTAACGATTTAAGTTCGGTAAATTATTCATCCCTTCGTGCTGGTGCTTTAGAAGATCGTGAGATGTACAGGTTATATCAAAGATTCACTATAGATCATTTTGTTAGACCAGTATTTGAGAAGTGGCTAGAGATGGCTATATCATCTGGTGCAATATCAACATCACCATCAACGAATCAACCCTTACCAATTAGCAGATACGATAAGTTTGCATTAGCAGCTAATTTTATTCCTAGAAGTTTCTCATGGGTTGATCCACAAAAAGAAATGATGGCATCCATAAGCGGTATGCAATCAGGTCTAGTTACCTTTCAAGATGTACAAGCAAACTATGGCAGAGATGTTGAAGAACTGTTTGAACAACATGAAAGAGAACAAAAGCTGGCTGAACAATATGGAATCAAAACTGCATTTCAACCCTATGGCATGAAAATGCCAGTTGAAGCAGACATACAAGGTGGAGATGATGGCAACTGATTTTCCAACTAAAGACGAAGATAAAAAAGTCAGTTTGCGAAACTCAAACTATCCGCAGTTTGATTATGATTTTATTGCTGGTGTCAAAGAAAACGATCCTGATATCTACAAAGCTGGTGGCAACATCAGAGGTAGCGAAGCATTTAATCTTTGGACTAAAGCAAGAAATGGAGAAATGACTGATGGAGTTATCAGTTGGATCAAAGAAAGGGAAGCATGGGCAGCTAGACATTTTGAAGATGGTTCACAATTTAAGTCAGGCGATAAAGCTGGCAGACCATCAAATATAGCTGGTGTGATTGCACAAATGAAATGGGGAGTGATTGGAACTCTCGGTGAACAAAAAATGAAAGATGTTGTTTTAGAAGCTATCAAATATGTTGAACAAAAAGAATCAGGTTCAGCAAGTCAGGCACAACAAGATAGACAAATATCAGAAAAAACAGAAAAGGCTTTAGAAAATAAAGTCAAAGAACATAATGAAGAAGTTAATAATGCAGCTTCTAAAAGAACAACTTTAGGAACACTTAAAAAGGTCTATGACAGGGGGATAGGTGCATACAATACCAATCCAGCTTCAGTCAGACCTAATGTGTCTAGTCCGCAAACTTGGGCGATGGCAAGAGTAAATAGTTTCCTTTTCGCATTGCGGAATGGAAGATTTCAAGGCGGTAAACACGATACTGATTTACTGCCTGAATCACATCCTTTATCATCAAAAGACAAAGAGGAAAAAGCGATGAAAAACAAAGACGAAAGACATATCATAAATGTTGAAGAATCCGATGATAGTTACACCATCGAATTTGCAAAACATCATGGTATGGAAGAAGAAATGGAAATGGAAGAAAATGAATCTGAAAAAGATGAAATGGAATCCAGACCATATCACGATGAAGATGAAGAAAAAGATAAGGACAGATCAAATGCAGAAGATATTGTCTATCGTACTGTTGATCTTTCAAGAGCATCTTACATTGATGAAGAAAACAGAAGGGTGAGAATAGGCGTAAGTTCTGAAGAACCTGTTGAAAGGGAATTTGGAATGGAAGTCTTATCTCATTCTGAAGGTGATATTGAAACTGACTTTATTGCTAGTGGCAGATCACCTTTATTGTTAGATCACGACATGACTAAACAGATTGGAGTGGTTGAACAATATAAATTAAATTCTTCTGAAAAAAGGGCGGTGGCTATTGTTCGGTTTGGTCGAAGCGAACTAGCAGAAGAAATATTTAATGATGTCAAAGATGGTATTCGTCAAAATATCTCAGTTGGCTACAAAATAAACAACATGGAAAGAGTTAAATCAAATGATTCTGAAAAACCTGTGTATAGAGTTCAACACACACCATTAGAAGTGTCTGTCGTTTCTGTACCAGCAGATCAATCAAAATCAGTTGGAGTAGGTCGTTCCAAAAACAAACTTTCTAATATAGAGGTAAAAACAATGACTGAAGAAGTTAAAAGTGAAATAAACCTTGATGAAGTTAGAGAAAAATCTGTTGCAGAAGCAAGAGAGCAATTTCAAAGAAATTCAAAAGAAATCATTGATCTTGCTGCTAAACACAACAGGCGTGATCTAGCTGACAAGGCTATTCAAGAAGGCATATCAGTTGAAGAATTTAGAGGTGTATTGTTAGACAATATTTCTAACGACAAACCTTTAGAAACTGGTGACATCGGTATGTCTAAAAAAGAAGTGAGAAAATTCTCAGTTCTCAAGGCGATAAATGCTTTAGCTAATCCTACTGACAAAAAGGCTCAAAGGGATGCTGAATTTGAATTTGAATGTTCAGAAGAAGCTGCTAAACACTATGGCAGAACTGCACAAGGTATCATGCTTCCACCAGAAGTTTTAAGAAACTGGAATACTAGGGACTTAAATGCTTCTGACGATGCTGGTTTAGTTGGTCAAGATTTCAGACCAGCAGACTTTATTGATGCTCTTAGAAATGCATCATCTGTTATGCCTTTGGCTACTAACCTAAATGGTCTTTCTGGCGATGTAAAAATCCCTAAAAAGACTTCTGCTTCAAGTGCTGCTTTCATATCAAGTGAAGGTGGAGCTTCAGGCGAATCAGAAATGGTTATCGGTTCTGTAACTATGTCACCTAAAACTCTAGGTGCATTTACAGATGTAACTAGACAACTAATGATTCAATCTTCATTAGATGTTGAAAACTTGATCAGAGATGATTTAGCACAATCTATGGCTATTGCTATTGATAATGCTGCTCTTGAAGGTTCTGGTTCAAGCGGAAACCCAACTGGTATTACTAACACAAGTGGTATTAATAGTGTTTCTCTAAGTAGTGCTGCTGCACCAACTTTTGCTGAAATGGTTTCTATTGAAACTGCTGTAGCTGTTGACAATGCTTTAATGGGTGACTTAGCGTATATCATACATCCATCTAACTATGGAACTTTAAAAACAACTGCAAAGGCAAACAATACTGCTGAATTTGTAGCTGTAAACAATGAAGTTAATGGTTATCCAGTAGTTGTATCTGCTCAATTGACAGCTAACAACTATGTATTTGGTAACTTTAATGACTTATTGATTGGGTTCTTCGGTGGGCTTGATATTGTTGTTGATCCTTACACAAGTTCTAGTTCTGGAACTGTTAGGGTGGTTGCTCTACAAAGCGTGGACGTCGCAGTACGTCATGCTGTTTCATTCTGTGCCGCTAGTTAATAACTAGATTGGTATTGAATACAATGAAGGGTGGCATATCGCCACCCTTCGCTAAAAAGGAAAAGATTATGAAATATACAATTTTAAGAGATACAGTTGCTGGCGGTAAAAAAGTTTCTGCTGGTGATGTAATTGAACTTTCTGAAGAAGAAGGAAAAATTTTAGAAAGTTATGGTAAAGCTGCCAAAGGCGGTGAATCTAAATCAGAAAAAAAAGATAGAAGTGTTGGTTTAGAATCTTCTGAAAAACCTAAAGTTACTAAAAGAAAATCTAAATAATGGCTTTAGAATTTGATGCTGACTTAGATGGATATTTAGATGCAGATTATGGTCATGGCATCTCTGCCACCTATACTGTATCTGGTGGATCGGCAGCAACAATCAAAGTAATTTTAGAAGATGAATTTTTAGCAATGGGTGGTCTATCAGTAGATGTGGAAGGTTCTCAGCCCATTGCTTACTGCAAGACTTCTGATGTATCTAATGCGGGTCATGGTGATACATTAGCTTTTGCAGCACAAACAACTTTATCAGGCACACAATACAAAGCAGCAACTACATACAATGTTGTTGGTGTGCAACCTGATCAAACAGGAATCACAGCTTTAGTCTTAGAGCAACAATAATGGCAAATCACATAAGACAACAAATAAGAGAAAGAGTCGGTACAACATTGACTGGCTTAACAACTACTGGATCAAATGTTTTTCAATCCAGAGTATTTAATTTAGAAGAAAGCAATTTACCAGCGATTATTATTTACACAAAGTCAGAAGCTGGTGAATTATTGGAGATGGGTTCAACAAGAACTCTACAAAGAAATCTATCGTTAGTTGTGGAAGCGTATGTAAAAGCAATCAGCAACTTTGACGATACAATAGACACTATTGCTAAAGAAGTAGAAGCTGCAATGGCAGCAGATGTAACTCATAACAGTTTAGCTAGAGATACTTTTTTAGAATCAACTGAAATCAATTATAATGGTGAAGGAGATCAGCCTTTGGCAGTCATGGAAATGACATTTAACATTTCTTATCTGACTACTGAAGCTGCTCCTGATTCAGCTTTATGAGGTAAGCAATATGGATAAGAATGTAATGGTTTCTCCAGATGGTAAGTCAAAAGTTACTGTTTTTGATGCTGATGTGGAGAATCTCAAGGCAAATGGGTGGACTCTTGAAGGAGAGTCTAAAATTAAAAAATCTAAAACAGAGGATAAATAATGGCAGTATTTACTGGAAAAGCTGGTGTTGTTCAAACTGGTTCTAATGCTTTAGCTGAAGTTAGAAGTTATTCAATAACTCAATCAGGTGAAACTACAGAATCTACAGCTATGGGCGATTCAGCAAAAACTTTTGAGTCAACTTTGACTGAATTTTCAGGTTCTATAGATTTATATTTTGACGATACTGATTCTAGTGGGCAAGTTTCACTAACAATCGGTTCTTCATTCACATTAAATCTAGCACCTGAAGGATCAGGAAGTGGAGCATATAAATTGTCTGGAAGCGGAATAGTTACTGAAAAAACTATAACTGCTGCTCACGATGGCTTAGTTGAAATGACAATTGGCTTTCAAGGAAGTGGAGCATTAACTATAGGTACTTACTAATAGATGGGTGCTATAGATAATGTAGTTGCTCATTTTGATGCACAGGAGATTATTTCTTTTGAAGTAGCAGAATGGGGAACAGAAGGCGAACCATTAGTTATATATTCAAAACCTTTAACACTTCAGGAAAGCAAGAAGCTATATAAAATGGCTAACGACAGCGATCTTGAAGTGATGGTTTATGCAATTATTACAAAGGCTTTAGATGCTGATGGAGAAAAGATTTTTTCATTAGCAGATAAACAAACTTTGATGAATCATGCAGATGTCGGTGTTGTTGCTGATGTTGCTGGCAAGATACTTGGTGCAATGACACCAAATGAAGCAGAGGGAAAATAGCAGCCGAGTCTGATTTATTTGCACAGTTTGCACTCGCTGACAGGCTCGGAAAAACACTTAGCGAGATTGAATCAATGACTATTGATGAAATAACAATGTGGTACGCCTACATTGAAAGACGAAACAAACTAGAAAAAGAAGATGGCATTAGGTAAATTAGGAAAACTACAAGTTGTAATAAGTGCAGTTAATAAAACTAAAGGCACTTTTTCTAGCGTCAATAAATCTTTAAAAACTATCGGTAAAGCTGCTGGTGCTACAGTAGCTATTTTTTCAAAACTATCACTTGGGATTGCTGCTTTAGTAGCACCTATCGTATTGCTGACAAAAAAATCTTTTGATTTCATTGATGCGATAGGTAAAACATCTGCTCGGACAGGTATTTCAACCGACACTTTACAAGCATTTCAATTAGCTGCTATAGAGTCTGGTACTTCTATTGAACAAGCACAAAAAGGTTTAGAGAAATTTGCTAGATCAATTGGTGATGCAATCAGAGGCACAAAAACTCAAGTTGATCTATTTAAAGATTTAGGTGTTGAACTTAAAGATTCAAATGGTCGAACCAGAGATTTTAATGACATATTAAGAGACACTGCTGCTGGTATTGGCGGTTTCAGTTCGGAAGCAGAAAGAGCAACTGCACTAGCTAATTTATTTGGTCGTGCTGGTATTCAGTTTACTGAAATTTTTAAGAATGGTGCAAAAGGTCTTGATGAATTAGAAGATCGTGCTAGAAAATTAGGAATAGTTCTCGATGATAAAACTATTAAGGCTACAGAAAAATTTAACGACACAATGTCAGTTATTACTTTTCAAATTAGAGCCTTTAGAGATCAGGTCACCACTGCCTTCTTGCCAGTCTTACAAGACTTAGCTGAAAATTTTAGAGATGTTTTGATTAAAGTCTTTAATTTAGAAGATGGCATTGAAAATCTTGGAACATCTATAGCGGTTGGAATTGTTTTAGGTGTTAGAAATGCAGTACAAAGTCTTAAAGAATTTGTGCAATTTATAAATCCTGTTGTTAATACAATTAGTAAAGCAATAGGTGGATTATCAATCCTAATAGATACTTTGAAAATTGGTGGTAAAAGTCTAATGGCTTTTGCTGGTTTTAGTAAATTCTCAAAGGAAGAATTAGATCAACTAACACAAGGAATATTTGAAACAAGAGATGCACTTGAAAATTTAGGAACTGATACACCAAAATTTGATGCAGTCTTAGAATTTTTAGATTCTTCAATAGAAAAAATAAAAAATGGAAGTCTAAGTGTTGATGAATTTACGAAAAAGTTTCTTGAGTTTGGTGAAGGTAGTACGACAACTTTATCAAGTATATCTTCTCCTATGGATCAGTTTTTGATGAAACTAGGTGCAACAAAAGAAGCTATGGAAGGTCTTGCAGTTAATAGTTTGAAAAAGTTTGAAGATTCTTTAGTGTCAGCAGTTATGACAGGTAAAGCACAATTCAAAGACCTTGCAGATTTTGTTATTGAACAATTAATTAGAATTGCAATACAAGAAACAATCATCAAAGGTATTACTTCTTTGTTTACTGGTGGTCTAAATCCAGCTAGTGCAGCATCTTCATCTACAGGAAACATGGGTGCTATGTCTATGTTTTTTCCAAAAAATGCTATGGGTGGAACTGTTACAGGTGGTAAAGCCAGTATTGTAGGAGAAAGAGGTGCTGAATTATTTGTTCCTAATAGGACAGGTTATATCATTCCTAATAACAGACTTGGCATGGCTGGTGGCGGTGTACCAGTCAACATTACTTACAATATTCAATCATTTGATTCTAGAGATACATTGCAAGCGATAACTGAAAATGCACCAGCAATATCAGGTATCATTGAACAACAATTTAACAGACGAGGTAAGAGAGGGTTTACAGCATCATGAGTGGATCATTTCCAACATCACCAGCACCAAATTCAGTTCAAGTTAGATCATTTGAACCTACTTTGGTTTCTGTTTCTAATAGTTTGAAAAGACAAACTAGATCAAGAGGCACTCAAAGATGGTTGATGTCTGTTAATTATTCACCAATGACTAGAGCAAACTTTGCACCTTTATATGCTTTCTCTATGAAGCAGAAAGGTCAGTTTGATACTTTTACTTTTACACCACCAGTTATATCTACTACTCAAGGACAAAGTTCAGAATCACCAGTAGTCAATGGTGCTTTAGCAGTAGGTGTGTCTAGTGCAGCCATAGATGGTCTTACAGCGTCAACTAGCGATATCTTGAAGGCTGGTGACTTTTTTAAGTTCTCAGGGCATACAAAGGTTTATATGGCTACTGACGACATGGATTCAGATGGTAGTGGAGATGCAACTTTAAATTTTGCACCAGCATTAGTAAATGCAGTTGCTAACGATGAAACATTAACAATATCAGCAGTACCTTTTACTGTAGCTTTCACAACTGATTTTAATTCATTCAATACTGATGCTTCTAGTCTTTATGGTTTTTCAATTGAACTTGCAGAAGTATTTTAGATGCGATGGATAGAGGATCAACAAGTGGATTTCAGACTGAAGTAGTAAAAGATGCGAATAGACCATTTCATCTTTTATCGGTAGCTTTTGATTCTGGTACTGTTTATCTTTCTGATGGCTTCATACCAGTAACTTACGATTCAAATACTTACAATCCTACAGGACACTTTCTATCTTTTTCAGATATAACTGAATCGAATCAGTTATCTATAGAATCAATCACCATAACTTTATCTGGTGTAGAGCAAACTTATAGCAACATTTTATTAAGCGAAGATTATTTAGATCGTGAAGTAAAAATTTACAAAGCATTTCTAAATTCATCTAATGCTTTAGTATCTGATCCTTTGCAAATTTTTGCTGGCAGAATTAATGATGCACTTATTAGCGAAGATAATAATTCAAATACTGCTGCCATATCTGTTACTTGTTCTTCTCAATTTGTTAATTTTGAAAAGACTAACGGCAGATACACAAACTTAGAATCACAACAAACTTTCTTTTCCGACGATACTGGTCTTAGATATGCTTCGGTCATATTGAAAGACTTAACTTGGGGTGTTGAAGGTTCAGCAAAAGGAAGTGCATTTGTAGCAACTCAATCTGGTATCACTTCTGTTCAACACGCTGAAAATGCTGGATCACAAACTTTCTTAGAAGGTGATCAACCAACTAATCCAACTCTTACTATTGAAACAATATCAGCAGCTAGGAGATTGCATTTTAGGTATGGTGGGGCAACTTTTGGTGTCAATGAAAAAGTGATAGTTGATGGAGTTCCTACAACTATTTTTGACAATGGCGATGTAATACAACCATTGGTCAATAGAGAACTTACAGTACAAACTGTAGATGCAGATGGTCAGGGTTTTGCAACTAACCTTCCAGATGATGCAACGATTACAGCAGATCATACTGATCTGTTTGGTGGTAATGAAGTGACTGTTAATGATTTACCAGTTCCACCAGTATTAATTGAAACTACATCTGGTTCAGCAAATATAACTATAAATGCTAATAATTTTGTTGATGTAGGAGATTTAGTAATATTAGATTCTAACGCTGCTGACGCTGGTGGTTTTGTTTTTGATGGCAGTCTTTTATCGAAAGTTAAATCAGCTACCAAAGATACTATTACTGCTGAAGTTCAGCAAACTGTAACTCCAACTATAGAACCATTAAGCACTACATCAGGTTCAAGACAAATAATCGTTGATTATCAAAATCATGGTTTATCAACTAGCAGTAAAATTACCATTGCAAACGCTACAGCTACCAATGGCATAGGAACTTCAGAATTGAACAAGCAACATGATGTCTATGCAGTTCCAGATAATAATAGAGTTGTGATTCAGGTTACATCTAATGCAACTTCAACTGGCAGAGGTGGTGGCACAAGCATTACTGTAGATGCTGCAACACCAGCGAACAATGTCATAGAAACAACTGCATCTTCGACAACTGTAACCATCAACGATGTCGCACATGGATTAGCAACTAGCGATACAGTTTTTATTAGCGGTCTGCAAGATGTCGGTGGTTTGACAGGTGATCTGATAGGTGGTGAACAAACTGTAGCTTCTGTTCCTGATGCTAATACTTACACCATAACATCTTCTGTAGCAGCTAGTTCTACTGCTTCTGGTGGTGGCAATCAGATTTCTATAACTAGACCTAAGAAAGCTACATCAAGTGCTTCTAAAGGTGGTTCTGGAATGAAGATAGATGTGCCATTCAAGGCAATAAGATGAACATAAATATATTAAATGAATATGTCGAAGAAAAAATGGGTATGCCTTTTGAATGGGGTGTTAACGATTGTAATACTTTTCTTGCTGGTTACGTTGATCATGTAAAAGGTACAAACTGGCTAGAAGTTTTCAAAGGTAAATACAAAAACAAATTCGGTGCTATTAGGTTTCAAAAGAAATATGGCAAAAGACCTAGTGAAGTTTTGCAAGATGAAGGCTTAGAACAAATATCAGTTTATGATGTAAGAGTCGGTGATATCTTGATTAAAAAAGATAAAATATACGAAATGACTCACATAGTTATAAATAACAAATGCGTATCAGTAGATGAAGAAATAGGGACTGCACCTATACCAATATCAGATTTAAAAACATTTGATCTTGCTTATAGATTTAAACAATGAAATATATTAAATACATTTTTCTTATTTTAGCTGCTTTGGTTGCACCAGCTATATTTGCTATGCCAGCAGCAGTACCAGCACTTACAGCTTTAGGTACTACAGTAGCTGCTTCAGTAGGTGTTACAGTTGCGGGAACAACAGCTTTAGCAATAGGAATTACAACTGTAGTTGTTGCAACTTATGCAACTTATAACTACATAGGTAAGGCAATGCAGCCTTTACCATCAACACTAGAATCAACTGGTGCAAAGGCTTTATCAAATACACCATCAAACACAGCACCGATTCCAGTCATTTATGGAGAAAGAAGAATAGGGGGTACTCCAATTTATTATCAAGTGACTGGTGATAACAATGAATATCTGCACATCATCTTACTTTTATGCGAAGGAGAAATAGAATCAATAGAACAGGTTTATCTTAACGATGAACCAATATTTCAAACTGAAACTAGAACTTATACACAATACACAAGCACAGTCGAAGGAAACATTGCTTATCTTTTTGCTGGTGATATCAAACAAAAATTTAAAAATGTAGTTAGAGTCAATAAACATTTAGGCAGATCGGATCAAGCAGCAGATCAAGATTTAATCAATGAATCAGGCGGTAAATGGACTTCTTCCGACAAGTTGTCAGGTTTAGCATATTTATATGTAAGACTAGAAGCTGATCAAGATGTATTTAGAAATATTCCACAAATTACTTGCGACATCAAAGGTAAGAAAGTTCAAGATAGAAGGTTTGTTTATTCGGTAGATTCTGGTTCAAACACTTGGGTTGCTGGAACACAATATGTCACCAGATTTAGTAATAATCCAGCGAATGTATTATTAGATTATTTAACAAACACTACCTATGGCAGAGGAATATCTATCAACGATATCAATACCACTTCTTTCACAAATGCTGCAAACACTTGTGACACTATGGTGACTATAGGCGGTGAACTTGTACCCCAATACACTTGCAATGGTTACTTAGACACTAACGCTACAGCTTTTGAGAATGTGCAAAAGATTCTATCTTCATGTCGTGGATCGTTAATATTCACAGGCGGTAAATATAAATTAATTATTGATGCTGCTGGCACAGCAGTACAAACATTTGATGAAGATAATATTGTTGGCAACTACGATGTTTCTTTAGGTAGTAAAGATTTCAAAGCTAACAGAGTTCGTGCTGGATTCTTTAATAAAGAAAGAGATTTTCAAGGTGATTTTGCAGTTATAGAAAGCGGAACTTTTAAAACTGCTGATAATAACTTAGTTTTGGAAAGAGCCATTGAACTGCCTTTTACTACAGATAAAGAAAGAGCAAGAATGATTGCAACTATCAACATGAAGCAATCAAGACAAAGCATGGTGCTTAAATTCACAACTACCATTGTTGGATTAAGAGCAGAAGTCGGTGATGTCATTTTTGTTAAATTAGAATCATTAGGTTTTGAAACTCTTAACGATAACGCTGGAAAAAGATTCAGAGTTCAATCAATGAATCTAAAAAACAACGATGAAGTAGATATAGTTGCTCAAGAATACGATGCTGATGTTTATGACTTTGGCACAATATCCGCAGAAGATACTGCACCAAACACAGACTTACCTGATGTAGCTTCTATAGGTAAACCAACAAACATACAAGTAGATGAAGATTTAATCTTTGCTAACGATACTGTATTTAACAGATTAAATATTTCATGGACTCCACCAACATCAACCTTTGTTGAAAGCTATGAAATATCTGTATTCAAGTTGAACTATTACGATCAAGTTACTAGCTTTGATAAAGAAAATTACATAATGAAGGGAACAGCAAATTCTTCTGTATTTACTGTAGATGATTTAGAAAAAGGTCTTTATAAAATAATGATCAGAGCAAAAAACACCAAAGGGGTTTTTTCTAACTTTGCTACTTTGAATCAAAAGATAAAAGGTTTGTCTGTATTACCAGCAGTCAATCCACCAGCTTTACAAAGTGTAACTGAATCTTTATTTTCAACTACTCAAGGTTCAGGAGTAAAAGCAAAAGCAGATTTATTATGGACTGCTACCAGCAATCCAAACTGGGAAAGTTTGGGAGTTAATATAGATAGATACGATGTTGAATTTAAAAAGACATCAGCAACAGATTTTGTTCGTGCTGGTGCTTCACTAGGAACGACATTTACATTCTTTGATATTGAACCTGACTTATATCAATTCAGAGTCAGAGCAGTTAATACTGCTGGTGTTGCTTCTGAATATACTAATTACACTCAAAGAATATATGGACTAACTGCTGATCCAGCAGATGTTACAAATTTAAATCTAAGAGCAGATGGTATAACTGCAACTTTAACTTGGACTCCTACAACTGATCTTGATGTCAAAATTGGTGGTACTTATGAGATAAGACATAACAGTTTGACTTCTGGTGCAGTTTGGCAAAACTCAGTTAAGATTGGTGATTCTGTTTCAGGTATATCTAATGGTGTGCAATTACCATTACTAACAGGAACTTATTTAATCAAAGCAGTTGATTCAACTAATAGAAAATCAGTCAATGCAACAACTGTAGTCAATACAGTTTCACCTGATTCTTTCCAATTAGAAAACAGACAAACGCTAACAGAGAATCCAACATTCTCAGGCACGAAAACAAACATGGTGGCAGTAGATAATCTGCTTAAATTTGAAGGTGATGTTTTATGGGATTCTGTTTCAGGTAATGTGGATGATTTTCCTTTGATTGATGCAATCGGTGGATTAGACACTTCTGGTTCTTATGAATTTGCTAACGTCATTGATTTAGGTGTTGTGGCAAATGCCAGACTTACTTCAGGCATAATTTTTACTGCTGATGATACAACTGACTTTTGGGATGATAGATCAGATAATGTAGATGACTGGTTTGCCATAGATACCAATGACTTTGATGATGTATTAGCTAATTTGCAAATCGCAATCACTAACGATGATCCAGCAAGTGGATCGCCTACTTACACAGCTTTTAAAGATTTTACGATTGGTAATTACTATGGCAGAGGATTTAAATTCAAACTCAATGCTTCTACTGGTGATACAACTCACCAGATATATATTTCTGCTTTGACTGCATCTGCACTTACTTATGCAAAACTTGATACAGATACAGAAACATCAAGCACATCAAAATTATCAGTCACATTTAACGAAGCATTTTTATCTGCACCTAAAGTTGCGGTTACTGCACAGAACATGGCAACTGGTGATTTCTTCTTATTAGAAAATGTTACAACTACAGGATTTGATATAACTTTCAAAAATTCTAGTGGTACAATAGTCGGTAGAACTTTTGATTATTTAGCAAGAGGTTTTTAATATGGCAACCCATGATTATGATATAGCTAACCAGTCTGGTGCTAACTTTAGAACAGACTTAAACAACTGCTTAGATGCAATAGTATCTAACAATTCTAATAGTTCTGATCCATCTACTACATTTGCTTATATGTGGTGGGTTGATACAAGCAACAATGTTTTAAAACTAAGAAATTCAGCAAACAATGCTTGGATCACTTTGCCGATGTCAATAACTGCATCAAATACAATAACACCTACTTTGAATATGGGTACAGGTGCAGAAGAAGATGTAAAAATTGTTTATGATGGTAATGCAAAAGATTTCTACATTGCACTTGATGATTCGGCAGATGTTTTAATTATAGGAGAAGGATCAACTGTAGGAACAAATGCAATTCTTACAATTACTGACGATTCAATCACTATAGGAGATGGCGCAGCAGTTGATACAAAGATTGTTTACAATGGTAATGCACAAGACTTTTATGTAGGATTAGATGATTCTGCAGATGATTTAATTATTGGTCTAGGTTCTACTGTAGGTACTACACCGATTATGTCTTTTGATGAAAACAAAGATGTTTCTATTAATGAAGGTAAATTATCAACTTCTGGTGGAAGCGGTGCAGATAATCAGGGTGTCAATATAACTGATACTACACATAGCAAAACACATAAACTTTACGGAGATAACTCATTACATATACAAGCTGATTCTGGTCAATCAATTTTGATAAAACCAAACGCATCTGAGATAGCAAGGTTTACTTCTGATGGTCTAACATTTAATGGCGATACAGCAGCCGCAAATGCCTTAGATGATTATGAGAAAGGTACTTGGACGCCAACAGATGCTAGTGGTGCTAGTTTGAGTTTTACTGTTGATAAAAATAGGTACACCAAAATTGGCAGATTTGTAATGGCTCATACAAGAATTACTTATCCATCTACAAGTAATGGTAGTACAGCAACAGTAGCTTTACCCTTCACACCTAACTCAAATTCTATTGGCTCTGTTGCAGGTGGTATATGTACTGAACAAGATTTTGATACTAGTGTGGCTGTTACAGCATCTATTGATGGCACTGCTGGTACTAGATTTAGAACTAATGGCGGCGGTGCTCTTACCAATGCACAACTATCAGGTAAAACTGTGAGATTTACAGTAACTTACATAATATAAAAGGTAATAATTATGGCAATAACAAAAGAAACAGTAGTAGATAAGATTGAGGTACTTGAAATGGGTCAAGTGCAAGTCAGAACTGCTACGATAATTAAAGAAGATGGTACTGAACTTAACAGACAGTTCGCAAGACATGTTCTAAACCCTAGAACTAAATCAGGAGACACTTGGGGTGATACTGATATATCTGCTGAAGACGCTAGAGTTCAAGCAATAGCAAATGCAACTTGGACTAGCGATGTTAAGTCAGCGTATGAAACATTAATAGACTCTCAAACTCCATAAACTAAAGGAGAATAATATGTCAGAAGATCGTCAAAAATTAGAAGTAACAAATGATGATGGTACTAAGGAAGTTTTTTACAAAGACGAAATGTCTGAAGAACAGACTAGGATTTTAGAAGAACTTGCTGAACTCAATGCCAGAGTCAATCAATTGCAACCTTTAGCAACTGAATTCAGAGATAAGATGGAATTAACAAATCTAAAATCTAAAGAACTTTTAGAATTGCTGAAGTCAGAAAATCAGGAAGATGGCGAGTAAACCAACAGTCGCTTCTGTTCATACTGATCTCAAATCACATGAAAAAATGTGTGAAGAAAGATGGAAAACCATCTTCAACGAAACTGCTGATCTTAAACATGAAATAAAATCAGTTAATCTACAACTCAAAGCTGGTCTAGGAATCCTTGTCGTAGGCATGGGTTCAATATTATCAGCACAACTTTTTTAATGAATGCCAGAAATAGAACTATCAGATTATTATGTAGAACTCATAGGGTTCTTACTTACATTATTGGTAGGACTAGCAATCAAAGACTGGGCGACTAGCTTAGTTAAAGGCATCAACTTTAAATACAACTCATCCTTAAAAGAAGGCGATAAAGTTATTCTTGATGGTCAGCAAGCTATGATCATTAAGATTGGTATGTCGCAAACAGTCTTTGGTGTTTACTCACCTGATGGCTGGACTTGGCGATATGTACCTAACGAAAGAATCGCAACACTTAAATTAGCTAAAGTTGTTGATTCAGAACTGCATCAAGATACTAAGGAAGAAAAAGCACAAAAGATCAAAGAATTACTAGATGGAGATAAAAATGGCTGATCCTATAACCAACTCAGTTGTCGGCATTGCTGGCAATGTATTAAATAAATTTGTTGCAGATAAGAACTTGAAAATGCAACTAGAACACGAACTCAAGACACAATTACAAACTGCTAACCTTGCCCAGATAGAAGTCAATAAGATTGAAGCTGCTAGTAAGAGTTGGTTTGTAGCTGGCTGGCGACCATCAGTCGGCTGGGTTTGTAGTCTTGCTATGCTTTATCATTTTATTCTTGCACCTATGATTCAATTTGCTATCGGCATAGCTGGCATACAAGTTGATTTGCCTGAGTTTGAATTTAGTCAACTATCTACAATTCTAATGGCAATGCTAGGAATGGCTGGTCTTAGAACTTACGAAAAGAAAGAAAAAGTAACAAAGGGAAACTGATGATAACTGACGAAATTGGTGCAACCAACGAACTAAGAAGCGAACTCAAAGAAAAGCTAATCAAAGAAGAAGGCTATGAAAAAATGCCTTATGAAGATCATCTTGGTCTTGTGACTATAGGTGTTGGAAGATGTTTAGATCGTGTAGGAATATCAGATGCAGAGATTAGTTTTCTGTTAGACAACGATATAGAATCTGTTTTTTTACAACTCACAAATGCAAAACCTGAATGGCAATATTATCCTCATAATGTTCGTATCGTATTATGCGATATGGCTTTTAATTTGGGGGTGAAAGGTTTATCTAAGTTTCGCAATATGTGGAACTGTTTAGCAGAAGCAGATTATGTCGGAGCAGCAGAAGAACTAATAGATTCTAAGTATGCAGAACAAGTTCCGAATCGTGCTAAAAGAAATGCTAAGTTGTTGAAGGAAGTTCAAGAATAGTTCCTTTAAGGGATTAAAGTTTGCGGAATCTATAATAAGTGCTACTTATCTTTAGATTCCTAGAAATTGATAATCAAGCCATGAACTTTTACTTAAATATATGCAGACGAAACTACTCTCTTATTCACCTAGAATCTGCATAGACAAGCCAATACCTAATCGTTGTGGGGGTTGTGTTGTACTTCAGCACATAAGGCGACAACAACAATTATCCCGCTTCCTCTCATTACTATTACACTTAACACGCATATTCATAAGACTATAATATCTGTAGTTAAATATTAGATAAGCATTAGCATTCTTATCTTTAGTCTTATGACTCTTTCAGCCGATCAACTAAGATCACTTTTTGTTAAGATTACTTTTTAACATAGATCGAGTCTATGTAGTGTCTGGACTTTCTCCAACTCTTTGCAAGAGTATTTCCATTGGTCTGTTATCTACAGAGCTTATCCTGTAGCCAGAAATGGGACTCAACAAGTTTCATCTTTCAAAGAAACAAAGTTTCTTTTCATGTGTAAATCATAATGATTTCTAATTTTCAATATCAATCTAAATAATTAGAATCAAATCTCCTATAAACTTTAATCTCTTAAAGAAACTATCGTGAACTTTTTTTGTTCTTAATCTTTTTAAGAAGTTTGGTTATCTTTAAGTTTTGTATCGTTTAACCAACAAGCCGATATGAGAAATATACTTTGTTGTTTTTTAAGTTGCAAGTAAATGTTAATTAATAGTTAGATTATTTTAATATAAGGTTCATAGTTTCTTATAACCAACAATTTATCCATAACTCTCAAACTTCTCCATAGCTAATCTTGCAGCTTCTTCCTTTGAGTAGCCTTGTTCTAAAAACTCTATAAACCATCTCTCCAAAAGCATATCGTTTATTTCATGACTCATCATGCACCTTTATTGAAAATCGTCTTTGGGTATAAGCATCTTTAGCTGGAATGATTTTAGTCTGTTCTGGTTTAGCTTTGTAATTAACAGTTTTCCAATTCACTTGATACTTACCCATTCTACCAATCTGAGCAGACTGCATAGCGTTCATCAGCTTAGTCTTATGTTCGTCTATGATCGTTTGTGCTGCCTTGATGGTCTTTTCTTGCAATAAGATATTCTCTATTGAGTTTAAAGCATCGTCAGGCAGATCAATAATTGAACCATCGTCTAATGGAAAAGCATGATTAGCTTGATTGGTGTTGAAAGGATCGTAGTAACGACAATCAGCAATCCTAGAATCAAAGTCTTTTACTTTGGGTTCAAGTTCTTCTTTCTCCCATTGCTCATCTCTTTGATAAAAGAAGATTCGGTAATCAGTACCATAAGCAACACAAACTGCTCCCCAGTTATATCTGGTTATGGCAAGAAGTGCTTTTAATTGCAAAACCCCACGATGATTAGCTGGTGGATTTTCAGGTCTAGCACCAGTAGCCTTAATCTCTAGTATGCCTTTGCCTTCTAAGCGTACAGAATCGCCTTCTGGCACATAAAAAGACTTATCTGGATCAGTAACGATATCTATGCCATCTGCAACGCCTATGGCATCAATAGAGCCATTCAAAGCTATGTGCCTATGGCGTACAGGCTTATGAATTTCGTCATGGTAATCAAAAAGACCTATTCTTTTAGCCGCTAACGCGATTAAAGGCTTCTCCATGATGTTACCTACTTCCATCAAAAGATTTGCTTCAGAACGTATGTTTTGCCCCTTCAATGCCTTGTGACAGTTTTCTAGTACTTCATTTAGGTTCTGATATGGGTTTTCATGCCATAAAGCAGATACTAGCGAAGCTGACATTTCATGGTCTGGAGTTAGCTTGCCTAACGCTTCTTGTGGTTCTCTAAGTTTCATTGTTTTCTCCTAATCTTGATATTCTTCTTTAGGTAAATATGTGATAACTTCTTTTGAAATTGTGTCCATGATGTCAGTTTTATCAGACAAAACATTTTCTAAATATGTTTGTATTTCCTGACTTGTAGCAATCTCATTGAAAGCAAATCTTTTTCTACCTTTTGCAATCCATGAGCCTTGATTCAAAGTGACGATATATTCAAAACCTTTATGATCTGCAAATTTATTATCCATAGTATAAAAATCTTGTGTCATAAGTTTTCTTTTTTGTGGACACCTAATTTTTCTATTATCTAATTGTTCTTGAAACCATTGTGCTTGTTCATTCATTGTTTTCTCCTATTGTCCGAACATATATTTATCTATCAGTGCATCGCCTGATAAGTTCTCACCAAAGTAGTTTACTTCACCAGTCTTTAGATTCTCGGTTTTGTAAACACCTGAGTTGTAAGCAGTCACATGGCAATGTCCTAGTTGTCTTTTTTGCGGATAGTTAAAATCTAGGTGTTGTTTATCCAGATCAAAATTACCCATCCAGTTAATACCTTTTGACCATTCTTCAGCCAATAAGAGTATTTCTTGTCTTTGCACTTTATCTTTGAATTGTGACGATAGACTCTAGTTTCATCTTCTGTATCAACCACAAACGAATCATCTATATCCATAGAGTTGATTAGATTGGTTTTGATACCCCAACCACCTTTCTTTTTCAAAGGTATGTTCTTTTCTATTTTCAATGTAGCACCTCTGGTTTTTTGTTGTATTTAAGTGCATCGTGCAGAATCAGCCATTGATGCACAGGTAATATAGCTTTGACTTGTGTAAGTCGCATGGCTCTGAAATCTTTACCATGCAATTCACAAAGGTAGTCTAAGTATTCTGAAAAAAAGTCTTTCATTGTTTTCTCCTAAAATTTAAATTTGTTTGATAAGTGTTTTGTGTCTGGACTGTACTCTGGCTCGATCTTAGTTTTACCCAATAGATATTGTATGTACTCAAAACAATATTTTCTGTTATGTCCTAGTCTTTTGCTTTTCCAGTAAATAGCATTATCCTTAATTATCTTTTTACCTTTAACAGCACAAAACATGGCTGGATCATTGCTGGTTAGTTTTTTCTTTTCTAAGACTTTCCAATCGCAAAAGATATTATTAGTAACTTTAGCTATTGCATATTTGTTACCTATCCTTTCAAAAGACACAATGTTTTTAGCTAGTTTTTTAGTCATTGTTTTCTCCTTTGTCGTTTTGATTTTCGTTCTAGTTTGTTGATCTTGGTTATCTCTCTGTTGATTTCTTCGGTAGTCATATCGTAGTAATCAGCATTGAGCCTTCGTTTTCTTTCATCAAGTGTCATTGTTTTACTCCTTATCAATTCTTTTTTGTACTTCTTCACTCAAGAACATTGCAAGCATTAAAAGACTGTCATTAGACCATTGGTCAAGAACCATTTTAAAGTTACCAGTATTAGTTCCACCTGATTCTTTTAAGTTAGTAATCGCTAGATTATTGAGGCTTTCATATACTCTTTGCTTTTCAG